TGAAGAAATATTAGAATCAGGAAGATCTGCATAAAGAGATCCATTTTCATTATTTCTCAGTTCTGGAACTGCGAGTTCAATATTATAATTTCCATCTGGTTTAGCATTAATATAAACACCAGATACACTACCACCAGGGGAGTCGATTGTTATTGATGTCAGATTTCCATTTACTGCAGTAACTCTATTATAATTAGGAATACTATTTCCGGATGTTCCATACCTAATAATATCACCTTCTTTGATGCCGGTAAAAAGATTACCTGCACTGGTAAAAACGTTGGAATTTAAATTTGCTTCAGTAATTCCTGCAATTTTTCTAGAAGTAAGAGCACTATCTGCTTCAAAGGTTGTCGGATATCCGGAGAAACTATTAGTATTTTGAGACACGGATTTGATGTCTCTGATACCATAAACTTTAAACTCTTTCAATGCCAAAGAAGCATCTACACCATTAAGCAATAATTGTTCATCTGCAACAAATGTCCCAGAAGTTTGGTGAACATTTAATGATGTTCCACTACCAGCAGCAACTGCAAAACCTGTTGCACCACTACTCTTACCTTTAATAAATGATGTTGCTGGAACTTCTGTTGCTGATACAGATCTATTAAAGGTCAAATTTGTGTAAGTTTGAATATCATAAAGATATAAATCCCATTGAGTTGCTGCACCAGAATATGCTGCATCCGTTAAGTTAAACGTATATACTCTTGCTTTTCCAATAGTTTGCTGACCAGAAGTATCTTCTTTTAATTGAGACTTTAATTCAATCTCTTCATGTTCTTTCGGAGTAGCTTTAACATTATTAACTCTCAATAAACGTCCCATCTCAAAAGGAACATTAATACTTGATATATTTTCAGTATCTCTTGGTTTTTTGACATCAGAAGTTACTGCTGCATCAAGTTCAACATCATATCCAGATACATATGCTTTCCCAGGTGATACCTGAACACACATTAAATCATCAGATGGAGTATTTAATTCTTCTGTAACTTCATTTTCTAAAAATAAACCATCATTATCGATTCTATCATTTAAAGATTCTAAAACATTTACTCTAAATTCATCAACAGTATAATGTCCAGATTCATCAAAAGTTCTTTCTGCTATGTAATCTCTAATAATATTATATACTGTTTTATCGACTACTTTCTTTAATTTTCCATCATCAACTCTAAGAACTTCTATAAAGTCGGTATCATCAAAATCCGTTAAAGATTTTTTAACTAGAGTTAATTCAATTTTAAATCTATCTGCACCAGGAGCTGCAAAATTTGTGAATCCTTTTGCATTGTCATATAAAGAGTCGTCATCTTTAGCGTTTATTATCTTTTCACTTACTCTTAATCCAACCCTATAAGATGGAGAACTGCTATAATAATCTAATATTAAAGTTTGTTTAGAAACATTGACAAAATTACCTCTTACAAAATAAACTCCGTTATCAATAGACGCAGCAGAACCAATAAATATTGCATCTCCTTCTAAAACAGAAGCAAATACCGTTCCAGCATTAATAACAGTATTTCCAAAAGTTATATTTTCAGATGCAGTTAAATTTTCTCCGGGTGCAAAAGTAGTTGATTCAGAATCAGTGCCTGCATTAGCGTATTTTACATAAATCGTCAAATTATCTACTTCATCACTATCTGTCGTAAATGCAACATTTTTAATAGTAGCACTTACCCCAGAAGATTGTCCTGTTATAGTTTTTCCGATGGCATTTTTAATATAGACTGAAACATCTACTCCCAAATTGGTAGAACTTAATTTTACCGCAGAATATTCATTATCAAAAGTTATGGATCCTGGAAGAACCATAGAACCTTCTTTGAAAATATTATTTCCGAAGGATTCTACTTGATTTTGTAAAATAGACTGAAGAGTGGTTAATTCTCTAGCCTGAACTGGAAATCCTGGTTTAAATAGAACTTTATAAAAGTTTTTACTTTTATCAAAGTCATCATAATATGGGCTGATATTTAAGTCTGTTTTTTGTGCCATCTTTTTTTAGAATTCCAGAATGATTTTAACGTCTTCTTTTTGCCTAGAGTCTCTTTGAACTGTGGGTCGATTGTCGATGTAAATTATATCCCCTGTCTTTTTATTTATCTCAGGATCTGCAAGTCCATTTGTAAAATTAACTCCTAAATTAATTTGCTTAGAATTAATTGTCACCACACTACCACTAAAACTTGTGTCTATGGTTCCAGCAGGACTTAATCCTGCAACAGCAGTACTAAATCCTACAATGGCAGCAGTATCATTAGAATCCGTTTGGTCCACTTTATTACCAAAGCACAAGGATCTATCTTGATAATATTTTAAAACATTAGTTTCTTTATCATAAGAAGCAACATATCCTTTTGCAACCGTTGTAACATCAGCCCCGCTGGTTATAGTTTGCGTTATTTCTTGACCAATATTAATTGATATTGAACTAGTTAATTTAATGGCAAAAAGTGATGAAAATTGATTTTCATTAAAAATTGTTGCTCCCCCAAAGGTTTCTGGATTTTTTATAATACCAACTTGAGCAAATTTTGTATCTATAGGAAAATCTTTAGTAGAATCATCAAATCTGGAATATAATAATACTTTATCAGTTCCTAACTCTTGATAAACATTGTATCCATGACCTTTAGATGGTGGAATTATTGGAATTAATTTTGCATTTTGTCCATCTTGATTCTTTAAGTCAATAGCTCCAAAAGTATAACCCTTGCCTCCTTGAGTTACTGTTATTTCAGTTATCACTCCACTGGTTGTTTTTATACTTACTTTTCCTCCAGTTCCATCACCTATAATATCAGCAGTTCCATCTTGATATCCAGTTCCACCATTTTCAATATATACTGTTTTGATTTGATTGTTATTATTATCAGAATTTCCACCATCTCTGATTATTTGAATATCAGAATCTGTAGTAGTTAACCAATCATTTGGGACAACAAAAAATTCCGTAGAATCAAACTTAATAACATCCGATGGTGAAATTTTAAACAAATATTTCCACACATATCCATCACTCAATGTACTTGGTTCTGGATCAGTCTGCGTTGGTTTAATTGTTGATAAGGGGACAGTGACTGTATCAGCAGGTCCTGTGGATCCAGAAGTTCCATTATCAAGGCAAATATAAACCTTAAACTCATCAGTAATTACATAATATTTTGCACCATATAATGTTAAAGACTTATTGACAGGAGATTGATTACCCTGCCCGTAATCATGTCTATACATATCATAGGCAGTATTTTCAATCCAATCAATTCTTGTTACAACTCTTCTAGCGTTTTCTGTGGTAATTTTTTTACCAAATAAACTAGTGTTTTTATAATGAGATAGATATTGTAAATTATCTATCGGATTATTAGTTGTGCTTGTATCCCAATTAGTAGTTCTACCAAATCCAGGATTTGGTGATGTTGGATTTGATAATCCTAAAAAAGCATAATAAGAATTATTACTGATAGACTCTACAAAGGAACCAGCATTCAATATTCTAAATTGATCTGTTACGAATGCAGCCATATTGATAGTTTTTTAGATATTTATACGATATAATTAAGATTCTATTTTGGGAAGAGCACCGGTTCTTCTAATTCCAACACCTCTTCTTTGAATAGTAGGATATGTTGCTAAACCCGAAACAACATTTCCGGTTACGGCAATTGACACTGGATTTGAAGATCTTGTTCCACTAGATAATCTTCCCCATGAATATCTCCCAACAATATTATTTGGATGACTTCCAGTAGTAGTAATTCCAACAATGTTTGTATTGGAGTCCACATTGCAGGTTATAACTCCCACATATTTACTTCCTGCTAACTGTTTGGTTGACCAGTCACCAACATAATAAATGTTATCTAAACATGTAGTTCCAATACCAACTGTATCAGAATTTGAACCCGTAATATTAATTGAGGTTACACCATTACCAACATTAGTTTCATTAATATAAATGGGATATCCAGTAGATAATCCACTGAGTGTTGAAGCAGTAGAACCTTCATCAATAATTGTAAATACAATAGCTAATGGATTTGATGCAGTTCCTGCAGATGTTGTAATTCCGGTAACAATTCCAGAAGAACCGTTTATAGTGCTGAATGCTGTGATTTTTTCAACTAATCCAGTTGTGAATCCTGTTGTCGCAATTCCATTTACAATCAATCCATCACATGGAGTTGAAAGATCATTATAACCACCATCATCAGTTTCAAAACTGAATAATTTTGAATTTTCAATAAACACTTCTGTATCAGTTGTTGATACATCTTTAATAATTCTTGCGGTTGGGAAAATTAAAGGTTCAATTGAATCTCTAGTTTTGGATATAAACTCACCATTAATTTTTTTACCTATTTTTTGTTTAGTCCATGAAACTGGTTTTTGATTTTTATCATCAACTCCAATACCACTATAACGATTAGTTTCAATTCTATCAGATTCTGTTAAATTATAAACCGTTCTATTTTCCTGTGTTACTGTGTTTGAAATAGTGTTATTACTTCTAACTTGAACAATATCACCAGGTTCTATGGTTGGTTTGACATTATCATTTTGTAAAGAATCTTTGCCCTTAAGACCCTTGTAGTAATAAATTTCAACCTCATCTTGAGGTAAAGGTGCTTTTGTAAATACAAATGAGGTTCCACCTTCAAACACATAGTTAGTTACAGGTTTTTGAAGAACTCCATTTATAAAGATCACCAATACATTGTTCATATTATCTTTGATTGGTTGATCTTTATCAGCTTCAAAACTGAGAAGTTCTCCATTATATTGAAGAGGGAATCTAGTTCTGTTTCCATCTTGAAGTTCTTTGATACTATCAATATAATCAAGTTCTCCAAATTCCCAGGCAGCAAAACTATCAGAATATGTTTCGAGTACAGTAAGTTCGAAATTAGATATTGGAGAGGATAATCTAGAGTCCGTAACTAAACCAACTGGTTTGATTACATCACCTTTTTGGAATGAATATCCTGATCTTGAAATTTGGAACTCTGTTACTTCAAAATGAGTAGATCCTATTCCTACAGTTGTAGAAGATCCACCAACTTTGACATCTACTAATAATCCAATTCCAGTATCCGTTGTTGCTCCAACTCCAAGTCTAGAAACTCCAGTAACAGGGAGATTTTCATATGCTGGATCGTCTACAAATATTTG